TGTTAAGTAATTTCCTAAAGTTCCTCTAGTAAATCCTGTAGTAACATAATCATCAGTCCCATCAAAACTCAAAGAACCAGCATTAGCACTATTATAAGTCGGTCCATTTACTGAAGTTCCAAAGTTGCCTCTACCAGATAAATCAGAAAGTCCTAAAACAGCAGAGTTATTTGTGGCAACTAATGGAGTAAAAGTAGTAGAACCAACAGTTGTAAAGGTATGAATTGTATAACCACCAACTGATGTTACCGTTCCACCTATTGCCTTTTGCGGTCCTTGATATCTTACTATTACTATTCCTGAACCACCTGCACCACCGTCAGCAGATGAACCCGGAAACCCGTTATAAGCAGCGCCACCACCTCCACTACCAGTATTAGAAACTCCTGCCACACCTGCTAATGATGATGTGGTGCCACCATTTCCACCTATCCCACTCCCACCTAAAGCAGACCCACCCAATCTATTTGCTCCAGCACCACCACCAGCAGCATAAAATTGGACACTACCACTAATATTGAATAATAATCCAAGTCCTCCAGCACCAGGTTGATTTGAAGATGTTCCTCCATCAACACCACTACTTCCGGCACCTCCACCTCCTCCAGCAGTTTCGGTATAGTTATTTCCTATAGGATATCCACCTCCTCCAGCATTACCTTGACCAGCAGTTCCACTAGCAAAATTTAATGCCCCCCAACTTCCCCCGCCAGATCCGCCAGATACTCCAGAAGTTCTTACAGAATAAGATGCACCAACTCCACCACCAATAGCAGTTAATGATCCAAATACAGAATTTCCCCCATTAGTTCCCACTGCTCCACTAGCACCAGTAGCACCGTTTCCTGGTCTTCCATCACCAATACCACCGGCACCTACAGTTACAGTAATTGCAGAACCAGGAGTTACGGCAAAGTTTCTATTGTATATTAAACCGCCAGCACCACCACCACCACCATTAAAGGATCCTCCTCCGCCACCACCAGCAACCACAAGAACTTCAACCTCTGTGAGATTATAGTTCTTTGGATTTGCTGCATCCAAATACAGCACCATTCCATCAGTGACTATTCGTGGTGAGTGACCAAGTGCCATAATTAAAAATCACTTTCCTTTTTTACATTTGTTTTGGATTTTTTTAGTTTATCAAGTTCAATATTCAATTCACTTATAGTAGATGACAAAGAATTAATTTTAGCTTCATAAACTACAACTTGATTAGAAAGTTCAGAAACTTTTTTTTGATATGCAGATAACAAAGCTTGATAATCAATATCATTCATCAGAAAGTTCCAGCATCGACTGTAATGTTATTTAAGAATCTTTCTGCACCAGTGCAAGAAATGACTTGTGAAGTTCCTGCACAATCAGTGACCCAAAGTGCTCCAATTTCAACTGCAGCATAAGCATTTGCAGTCAGTACTCCAGTAGATTCAGTTACATCTGATGCAATACCAACTCTTTGTGCACTATCATCCCAATACAGTGATGCTTTCTTAGCAGAACCACTATACCAATTAAGTAAAATACCAATATCAAGGTTTAAATCTGAAGATGGGGGAACAAGAACACCATTATCATTAACAAGACCTAAATCAACTAAAGTATCCTCAACTTTCAATGTTGATGTGTTGACTTCAGTAGCTGTTCCAAGAACATATAAGTCTCCACTGATAGTAACACTATTAGCAAATCCTACTGCACCTGTCCCATTAGTAATTGTAATTGAGGTAGTTCCATCCTTTGCTTTAACATCAGTAACTTCAATAGTTGGGACATCAAGTAAAGTTGTAATATTAACTGTATCTGGAAGTCCAACAGTGACTGTTTGTCCAGAAACTGAAGTATTAACTTCATTAGCAGTTCCACTGATAGTCAGTGTTTGTGAAGTATTAACTGTACTTGGGCCACCAGTATCAGCATTAAGACCAAGAGTTACATCAACAGCATCTACATATGCCTTGACTGCTGCTTGAGTTGGTAAGTAACTATTGCTATTTTCTACAAGTGCAGTGCTTGCAGAAATACCAGTAATTCCAATACCAGAAGTTCCACTTAACTTAAATGTTCCTACAGTTGCAATCCCAGTTATGTTTGCATTATTAGTAACACTTAAAGAATTAGAAACTTTTACATCTCCAGTAGAAGGATTGACTGATAATCCTGCACCAACTCTTAAAGTTTCACCAGTTTGACCTGAGAGAGTATCAACAAAAGTTACATAGTAATCAGCATTAGATGAAGTTCCTGTTGTATCTACTGTAGTTGCTCTGGTTGCAGTTGATGCAGTACCAGTAATATTAGATGCTGAAATATTTGTAAAGTATCCATTAGTTGCTGAAATGGAATCATCAGACATTGTAATGCCTGAACCAACAGCAAGACGAACACCATTTGCCATTGTTGTGGTGCCAATGGCAAGTCCATAGTTAAAGGCAAAAGCATCAGTAGAGAATCCAAGAGTTCCACTCTTGAACCACATCATTTGCTTATAAGTATCTGGAAGAGTATTAATTCCAGTTGCAACAAATGAAACTAATGGACTTCCTATTGTCGATGCAATGGCAACACCAGCATGATTTGCTGTGTCATCATTAGAAATGTCTTGTCCAGTAACACTTGTTGTATACCCTAAAACAATATCTTTGTTTTGAATGAAAACATCTTGACCACGCAATACAATGGTGGTTCCCCCAATAGTGACATTTCCAGCAACATCAAGATTTCCACCAATATTAACATTTTTTTGAACTCCTAATCCACCATCAAGAACTACTGCACCATCATCATAGGTTGTTGATTGTGTTTGATTGGTAAATGATGTAATTCCTGCAAATACTGCATCATTTCCAGCATCAAGAACACCATCAAGGTCTAATTTTCCTCCAACATTTAATCCAGTAGTAACATGTAAATTATAAATTGTCGAAAATCCAGAGACATTAATGCCATTGTTACCAACAACTAATCCATTGAATGTTGATAATCCAGTGACATTAAGATTTCCACCAATATTAACGCTCTTTTCTACCCCAATACCACCTTCTACAATAATTGCTCCAGTGTCTTTATCAGTGGAGTCAGTGGTATCTGAAAATGTTGTGATGCCACTAAAAATAGCATTATTAGAACCACTTCCCCAAGAAAGATTTCCACTTCCATCATTAGTTAAAACTGTACCATTAATTCCCTGAGTAGCAGGAAAATAATAAGTAACTGCAGCTCCAACAGATGCTGGAGATGCAAGAGTAATAAAATCTGAACCTCCAGTTGCTTCTACAAGGTTAATTCCACTACCTTTAGAAGCAGTTTCTTTGGTCCAATATCTATGGGAACCTACAAACTTATTATTGTTTGTTGTGCTGTTAATACCTACATAAAAATCAAATGTATCTGTAGTAAAGGCTGGTTCACCTGCTCTTAAACCTGGCAGATTTGATAAAGCACCCCTTTTTACCTGTAAAACTGGTGCTGGCATGATTCTCAGTTCTCTTTTTTCTATTTATTATTTAAAAGTTGCCAGCATCCAAATCAATTCTATCATCCAAGTCAACATCCAATTCATCTACAAAATCATTAGGCAATCCTGGTTGAATAGGTTCATCTACAGCAGCAGAAGACAAAACTTTGTCTGGGTTAACTAATTCATATTTTTGTGTGGAAGAATTGTACATAATAACATATTGGTCATTTTTATTACTTCCATCAAAATTTATTAAATCTTCTAATCTTGTTGCTGCCACGTTAGTATCTACATCTATGGTTTGGGATAAATCAAAACTAACATCAAAAGATGATGATATAACCTCCACTTCTATATCCATTATGTTGCAGTTCCTTTGACTATTACAGTTCCTTCAATAACTTTTATAGTTGTTCCAGAAGAAGTTGCCAAGACATCATAAACATACCTTCCACTTGGAATAGTTGCAGTGATTGTACTCGCCATTCCAATTCTAACAATTCCACTTGTCAATGGTGCTATTGGAGTCACTGTAAAATTATAAGATGATGATGCTGTATAGTGTTTACGTAATTTGGATGTAAATGTATACGAAGACAAATCAAGAAGAGCACCATCCTTTTTCAACTTAAAATTAGTTGAAAAGTCAGTGTTTTTTTCTATGACTATGTTAACTGATGGTACTGCCATTTCAGTTTTTTAATTATTTATGGTTGAGATAAATCTTCTATTTTTTTGTTCAATTCATTAATCTCTTGCTTCAATTCTTTTATTGCTTCTACAAGAATAGCAACAAAGTTTTGATAAGCAACAGTCTTAAATATTTCATTATTAGAATCTAATTGGTTTGTCACCAATTCTGGAATTATCTTTTCAACTTCTTGTGCAATAAATCCAATAGATTTGCCACCATGCTCTTTATATGTAAATTCAACACCCCTCAGTTTTAATACTTTATCTAATGCATCTGTTATAACAGAAATATCAGTTTTTAATTTTTCATCAGAAGATGCACTGACTGTACCACCAACTACAAGGTCTCCAGTAGAGGCATTAAATGAAAATGCAGTTGCTGTAGTTCTTACTCTTGCGGTTTGATTAAACCCAGCAGCAGCTACAAATACTGGATAATATGTATCATTTGTTGTTGTATTTGTAGCATTTATTTCAGTTGATGGGCCTGTAGCACCTTGAGCACCTTGAGGTCCAATTCCTTGAGGACCTTGAGAACCTTGAGCACCTGTAGAACCTGTAGCACCTTGTGCACCTGCAGCACCCTGAGCACCTGTAGTGCCTGCAGCACCTTGTGCACCTTGAGGTCCTCTTGAACCTTGAGAACCTTGAGCACCATCAACCCCAATACCAGAAGAACCTTGAGCACCTTGAGGTCCTCTTAAACCCAGTGCCCCTTGAGAACCTGTAGCTCCCTGTGCACCTTGAGGTCCTGGTGTTCCTTGAGGTCCAGTTCCTTGAGGACCTTGAGCACCTTGTGCACCTTGAGGTCCTCTAAGTCCTTGTGCTCCTTGAGCACCTGTAGAACCTGTAGTACCTTGTGCACCTTGTGCTCCTTGTGCACCTTGAGGTCCAAAACCTTGAAGTCCTTGAACACCTTGTGCACCTTGAGGTCCTCTAGCTCCTTGAGCACCTTGAGCACCTGCAGTACCTTGAGCACCTTGTGGTCCTTGTGGTCCTTGTGGTCCTCTTACGCCTTGTGGTCCAACAGGTCCTCTAATTTGACCAACATTACCCCAACTTGTAGTGGCGATACCAACTGTTGCAACCCACAAATTACCTAAATTAATATCAAGAACACCATCTCCAGATTGTGCAGGATACCAAGAATTTACATCCTCATTCAGTTGATATGTTTCAATACCAACAGTTAACGCCTTACTTCCTACAATAGTTATAGAAGTTCCAGTAGCACCTTGTGCACCTTGAGGTCCTTGTGCACCTTGAGGCCCTTGAGGTCCCTGGAATCCTTGAGAACCCTGTGCTCCTGTAGAACCTTGAGGTCCTCTTATACCTTGTGGTCCTAAAGAACCAGAATTTCCTTGAACACCTTGAGAACCTTGAGGTCCTATTGAACCTTGAGCACCTTGAGGACCAACTCTTCCCTGTGGACCTTGAGCACCTTGAGGTCCTGCTGTTCCTACAGCACCACTAGAACCTTGAGCACCTTGAGGTCCAACTCTTCCCTGTGGACCTTGAGCACCTTGTGGACCTTGAGGTCCAGTTCCTTGTGGACCTTGGAATCCTTGTGGACCTTGGAATCCTTGAAGACCTTGGAATCCTTGAGCACCTTGTGGCCCTTGAAGTCCTGTATTTCCTTGGAATCCTTGAGCACCTTGTGGTCCAGTTCCTTGTGGACCTTGTACTCCTTGTGGACCTTGGAATCCTTGAGCACCTTGTGGTCCAGTTCCTTGTGGACCTTGTACTCCTTGTGGACCTTGGAATCCTTGTGGACCTTGAGGACCTCTAACTCCCTGAAATCCTTGAGCACCTTGTGGTCCTTGTAAACCTTGGAATCCTTGTGAACCTTGAGGTCCAATTATTCCCTGAAATCCTTGAGCACCTGTAATTCCAGGAGATCCTTGAGGTCCTGTAAGACCTTGAGATCCTTGTGGGCCTTGTACTCCCACTGAACCTTGAGTACCCTGAGCACCTGTAGCTCCCTGTGCTCCTGTAGAACCTGTAGTGCCTTGAGCACCTGCAGAACCTGCAGAACCTTGAGCACCTGCAACACCTTGTGCTCCTTGAGCACCTGTAGAACCTTGAGCCCCTGATATACCTTGAGCACCTGCAGTTCCTTGAGCACCTGCAGTTCCTTGAGCACCTGCAGTTCCTTGTGCACCTGCAGTTCCTTGAGCACCTTGAGCACCTGTAGATCCTGTAGCACCTTGTGCTCCTGCAGAACCTTGAGCACCTGTAGATCCTGTAGATCCCTGTGCTCCTGCAGCACCTTGAGCACCTGCAGCACCTTGAGCACCTGCAGTACCTTGAGCACCTACAGCACCTTGAGGTCCAAACCCCTGAAGACCTTGAACACCTTGTGCACCTGCAGCACCTTGAGCTCCTGAAGAACCTTGAGAACCTACAGCACCCTGAGCACCTGTATTTCCTTGTGCTCCTTGTGGTCCAATGGAACCTTGTGGTCCAATAGGTCCTCTAATTTGTCCAACATTAGTCCAACTTGTGGTAGCAAGTCCAACAGCAGCAACCCAAAGATTTCCTAAGTTGTTGTCAAGAACACCATTGCCATTTTGAGCAGGATACCAAGAATTTAATTGTTCATTTAATTGATATGTTTCAATTCCAACAGTTAATGATTTGCTTCCTACAATAGTTACAGAAGTTCCAGATTGTCCTTGTGCACCTTGTGGACCTACAAAACCTTGAGGACCTTGAAATCCTTGAGGACCTTGTGCACCTTGTGGTCCAACTCCTTGAGGTCCTTGAGGTCCAATTCCTCCTTGTGGCCCTTGAGCACCTTGAGGTCCTGATATTCCTACACCACCACTAGCACCTTGAGCACCTTGAGGTCCTATGAAACCTTGTGCACCTGCAGTTCCTTGTGCACCTGCAGTTCCTTGTGCTCCTTGAGGACCCTGAAATCCTTGAGATCCTTGTACTCCTTGTGCACCTTGAGGTCCTATAGAACCTTGAGCACCTGCAGTTCCTTGAGCCCCTGCAGCACCTTGTGCTCCTTGAGGACCCTGAAATCCTTGAGATCCTTGTGCTCCTTGTGCACCTTGAGGTCCAATAGAACCCTGAGGTCCTATATCACCTTGTGCTCCTTGAGGTCCAATTGAACCTTGAGGTCCTATAGAACCCTGAGGACCTATATCACCTTGTGCTCCTTGAGGTCCTTGAGGTCCTTGAAATCCTTGTGGACCAATAGGTCCTTGAGGACCTTGAAGACCTTGAAATCCTTGAGGTCCAAGAGGTCCTGAAGCATATGCCCAAGTAAACCCTAATCCTGGTCCAAGAGATGTTAATACTTCTGCATATGTACCAGTTATACCATCTCTATTAACAATGTCTGCACTAATTCTTACATTAGCATTAATATCTACTGGATAAGCTGGCTGAGTATTAGCAATCCCCAGATTTCCACTACTTGGAACAAAAACTAAAGATGATGGTGCAATTTCAAAAGAAGTTAAAGCAGCACCAGCTCTTTCGCTAGTAAATCCTAAATATCTTACTCTAGAATCAGTGGGTTCTAATATAGGAGGGTTGGAAATTGTAATAGTGGCAATGCCAATAGCTGCATCAGCAGTTGCTACTACACCAAGACCAACAAAATTCAGTTGAGAAATAGAACCTGCAACACCTACAATGGTTCCTTCATCTCTAACTGTAATACCTTGAGAAAATACTGCAGGTGGAACAGGAATCCAATATCTTTGGGGATATCCAGGAACACTTACAGGAAAATATTGCGTTCCAATAGGTACATTACCATCGCCAGGAGGTTGTCCTAAGTTAGGCTCAGCATCAGCAATCCTTAAAAAATCGTATCTACTTGCTGGTAGTTTTGCTGCTGGAGTTGTTGGTACTCTTCTACTTAAATACTTAGCCATACTTGGGTTCCACTATCCCCCTATATAAGGTTATTTATCACTGATTAAGAGTCTCCAAAATACTAACTGTATACTTTAAAGTATTTGGAGTTGTTGACGAAACACCAACCATTCTAATGCTATCTGTTTTTAAAGCAGTTTTCTCTAAAACTAATCTACCATCCAACAAAATCAAGGCATCATTATCTGGAACTAATCCTCCCACAATGAGTTCTGTAGTTCCTGTAGTGATGCCAGATTGACCTCTTGTTTCTCTCTGATGAACAAAAGTAACCGTTCCAACCCCAACACCAGTGTTTGCTACTTGTGCATACAAAACAATGCTGGTGTAACCAGTTTTAGTTCTATAGATTTCTGTATCAGTAGTGCTTACTACTCCCACTACTGTTTTATATTGATTTAAAGGTTGTAAAGCCATAATTGGTTATTGTTGAAGGGCAATAATTAATGGGGTAACTTCTGCTTGTAAGCTCTTACTAAATGCCTGACCACTGATAGTTCCAGTATTTTGATTGATTGTAATACCTTTGCTAATTCTAAAGTCTCCACTTTGGTCTGTGCTAGTAAATGGAACTTTTCCTCCATTTGTAGCGATCACCTGATTATCATCTATAGGAACAGCACCTTTAGATGGAACAGCTTGAGTTATAGTAGTTCCTGTTCCTATATATTCAAATGTAATAGAACTGGCAATAATTTTACTGGATTGGAAGAAATGAACAGTAGAACCAGCACTTACAGGATATGTAATAAACTCATCAAATGTTACTGTTGTTGTACCACCAATAGAAACAGGTGTTGAGACAACTGGATTGAAGTAATATTTTTCCATTACTGCACTTGCTTGTGCATTAGTTCCAGAACCAGGAGGAGGAGAAATAGTTACTGTTGGTGGTGTTACTGTATATCCAGTTCCAGAAACGAGGATGGAAACATTGTTAATTGTGCCATCATCATTAATATCTGATTCAAAAACTGCAGCTTCTGCAGGAATAAAGAAATCACTATCTGGAGGTAAATCAATTGTAACCTCTACTGGAACATTAGGGTCATATCCTATACCAGGAAAATCAATATTAATTCTACTGATAAAGTAATATTGAGTATCAATAATTGCAACTTGACCATCATAAGGTCTTTGACCTTTTGGAAGTTCTAATGCTGGAGCAGCAGAAGTTCCAATCCCAACAATACTTGTAATAATACCCGCTTTACTGGTGATGAAAGGTTTAACCAAAGGTGAGTATGTCTTTGTTAAATCAATAGTTTGAGCAACTGAACCAACACCACTTTGATAACTATTTGGTAAAATTAAGTTGTTGGCAACATATGTGGAAATACCAGCAATATAATTGACTATGGCAACTTCACCATCTTTTACATATCCAGTACTAAATCCTGTTGGTGGGGGAACAGTTTCATTGAGATATGTAAGTGTTCCACCTACTGAATCTCTATATGCTAATCCTGCATTGATTGAATTTGCATTTCCAAGAGTTAGAATATCAGAACAAATAGATTCTATAATAATCTGACCATCTCTAATGCACTTAGACCTACCAACAGTTGAACCACCATAATCAAAGTTTGGACCATTTGCACCATAAGGACCAGAAGTGCTAGTAAGAAATCCTACTGCTTCTGTTGCAATAAATTCTTTGTTTTCTCTCAATAATTCAACAGTATCAATAAACTCTTGAGATGCACCTACTCCAACATTGATGACTAAACTATCAACATTTTCTGCAGTTGGAGTTTCTAAAACTGTTCCAATATATTGAAGTGGCGTAACACCATCAGAAACTAATCCAAAATTACCAAATGAGGAGTTTGAGTTATTAAGGTCACAAACACCACCACTGTCACAATATACTGCAATGTCACAGCAAATAGTAAAGAGTGAAACTAACTGAGCATATCCAAAATTAGTAATGGAAACTCCAATACCACCTTGATTATATTGAGTAAAAGCATCAAGAACCATTGATTTGAAACCACCAGCTCTATTACCATCAATTCTCATTCCAACGCTATTTGGAACAAAGTTTGTACAGTTCTGTACATATGGAGACTGCCAATCTTCTTCTGTTCCATTAGCATATCCATTACCCTGTGTTGGGAATGAAACTATTGCATTTGGATTTGCTGGACCAACAAATGATTGACCAGAAATATAACAACCTCTTCTAACATGATACAAATCAGTTTGTCCTGATGTTGTAACCAATACTCTTCTCAAATCTTCTCCAACAATAGCAACTCTCTCTGGGACCTGAATAGGACCATCTTCAGTATAAAGTCCAGCAAATACTTTGATTGTGTCTCCAGGATGTGCAACTGAACATGCTTTTTTGATGGTCAAGAATGCATCACCAGGACTTCTACCAAAGTTATCATCATCACCAAACTTGTTTACAAAATACTGATTTCCAATTCTTGCGCCAGGAGGATTCCAAACTGCCTTACCATTTCCATCAGATGCTAAAACGGAATAAGCAAATCCTACATTATTGTTAGCATCTAATACTTCTCCTCTGATTCTGATATCACCAGCAACATCTAATGTGCTTGTTGCAATTTCAGTACCAATACCAACTAAAGGTTTGATAGTTTTGACACCACCACTTGAAGTGGTTGTAGTGCTGATTGCAAAGTTTGCTGCCTTTACAATTGTCCCACCAATACCTACATCAAGTAATGCTGTTGTGGTGATTCCAGTGACATTCAGATTGCCAATGGTTGATATTCCTACTGTTTCTTCTTGAATATTAGCAGTAGATACTGTAGATAATCCTACACGTTCTTGCGAAATAGAAGCAATACCAATAGTGGCAATGCCAGCATAAACTTGACTAATTGTGGCAAGTCCAGTAACTCTTGCATTACCAAAAACATCTAACTTATAAAAAGGTGTAAGAGTTCCTACACCAACAGAACCAATTCCTGTAACTACAACTGATTGTGATGCAGCAACTCCAACCTGAACAACTTGAGTTGGGTTTGTTGTACCAATACCGATATTATTCTGAATATATGCAGAACCTATTACATCAAGTTGCTGATAATTTAAATTTGTTCCAATAGCAACTGCAGTTTGCGCATAAACAGAATCACTTGCATTTATATCTCCTACTACATCAAGAGGATAGTTTGCTGTTGTTTTACCAATAGCAACTCTTTTAGAAGCACCATCAGCATATAATGCTTCAGACCCTACTCCTATTCCTTTCTTAACTACAAAATATCTATCTTGTGAAGCCATCGGGTTCCCTATCCCCCTTTTATAAGATTATTTATATTAATACCCTATTGCAATCCAATTATAAGTGGTTGTTGTATTTTCAAACCAACTAACTAATGTAAAATTATTTAAGGTAAAATTAGTAACTCCCCAATGATCCCTTCTATCGCCATTAGCAGTATTACCAGTAGTTGGTGTTGCTACAATAGAAAATACTGCAGTAGTAAATGGTGTAGCAAATGTTTGAACTTCTGATGCTTGCCCCAATGATGATGATACTCCCCATTGAATAATCAATCCTCCAGGCATTATTTGATACCCAGAAGTTCCAACAAAGTCTTGGTTAATTCCAGTGAAATTGGTAGTATAAACACCATTAGTTACAGTGCCTGCATTACCAGTAACATTACCAGTTACATTTCCTGTAAGATTTCCTGTAACATTACCAGTCACATTTCCTGTAACATTACCAGTTACATTTCCTGTAACATTGCCAGTTACATCACCAGTTACAGCACCAGTTACATTTACACTACCACAAACATTTAAGTTTTTAGCAACACCAACACCACCTTCAACAACCAAAGCACCAGTATCACAAGAATTTGATTCTGTGGCGTTAGTGATTGATGTAATGCCAGTAATAGTTAAATCTCTTATCTCTTGGAATGCAGTAGATGAATCAATTTCTTCATTAACAATAAGTTTATTGACAGTCAATACATCAAAATCAGAAACTACTGTTTCCTCTACGGTTCCTGCCCCTACTATTTCATTACCAGATGCTGCATTAAACTTTTTCTTACCAATAAAGAACTCACCATTACTATTCATACCAGTGTAAACTACCAAACCACCTCTGTTCGAAAGTGATTGTGAATTAAGAACTTCTTCATCACTCAAGACTTTAGTCTGATTGCTTGGCATTGCAGTTGAATAGTTTCCTGGACCAAATCCAGTATATTCAAAGGTGTGGCTAGATGCTCTTAAAATAGAAGGTCTTCTAATTTCTACTGCAGGGATGAAAATAGTTTGGAAAGATGTATTATCAGGATGTGCTACTGCCTGTGTTCCAAACAGAGCTCTTTTTACTGTAATTGAGCTACCAGTAATTCTGGTAATTAACATTATTTCACTTAAAACTTCAATAAAGTCACCTTTCTTCAATCCTTGAACATTATCTACAGTGAATGATGAAGCAGAGGTAGAAACATCTTGTCCCAATCTACTCTTATATCCAGCATATGTTGTAAATTGTCTTACATTTAAGTTTTCATTAAGTGCATTAGTATCCCTCAATGTTGGAATCAATCCAATCAAATAAGACCTATCTGCTCCAGTGATGTTTCCTTGTACTGTAAAAGTATTAACCCCAACTACAGTTGTTACTGTGCAGATGCCAACATTAATGTTATTGAAAACAATTTTATTTCCAGGAGCAAATGGATGTGGAGTTAAGGTAGATGTGGTAATGGTACTGATTCCAGTTGTGGCACTATAAGAAACTGAATCAATTGGGAACCCTTGACCAGAAAGAACAATAACTGCATTTGTAGTTGCTTCTGTTGCACCTAAAGTATTTGCAAATGTGATTGTATTAGCAGTAACTGATGAAATAATAAATGGCCCATTATTTCCTGTATTTGTTGCTCCAAAAATCTGAATCAAATCAGAATCATTTGCATCAAAATTCAATCCAACATTGGAAGGAATTGTGACAGTTGTGGCATTAGTTGAACCTGGAATACCCTTTACTGATAAAGTATCTCCAATAGTATATCCAGAACCTGAGTTTGCAATTTCCAGAGAACTTGAAATTACGCTACCACCAGAGTTAACTTCTAAATTAATTGTAGCATTAGAACCTGTTCCTCCACAAAGAGGAAGGTCATAATATTTTCCTTGCAAATATCCAGAACCTAAAATAGTTCCAGTGACTCTTCTGATTCCTCCCAATCCATGATTTTGTTCAGTTGTAATGGTTACATTACTTCCAGACTTAACAAATCCTGTAATTTTTTGACCAAAATTAAAATCTTTTAAGAATTCAATTGCAGTTTCTTTAGTAGAACTGTAGTATGGGTCACTAATATCTACAGTTCCTATAGTTTTTCTTGATGCAACAGTGGTTGTTGATTCAGGGTCAACTATGAGATTATCAAAATCTGTTTTTGGATAAACATTATTTAAACTTTGACCAAACTTATAATCTGAGGTATTGAAAGGAGAAACTGTAGGGGTATTTTTAAATGTATCTAATGTAATGTGATAAACACCATCAGTAGAACCTTGAGTATATTTTTGTATTTCCTTTATTTCATAAGAAGTATGATGATTACTAATTTGATTGCAAGTAAAATATGGAAGATTTCCTCTATCTGTCTCATAAACTGTATAGGGAGGAATTCTTGTTACTTGATTACAATCACGATCATTTAACCAAGTGGCAACTGTTGATACTCCAACAGTGATTGTTCCTGGATTTCTTGAAATTGAATATGTAAATGATATATCATTTGGAACACTTGCTACTTCAAAACTTCCATTGAATCCAGTCCCAGTTCCAATTCCAATTGGAGCAGGTTCATTAGAACTCTTGAGGTTGTAAATACTGATTTTATTACCAGTTCTAAGTCCATGTGGATTTTTGGTAGTTACTGTTACAGTTCCACCTGTATAAGAAGCATCAACAATAACATTTTTATTTCTGATTGATGTTAATTCTCCTCCAGATGATGCTTGTAATCCAGAATCAGTTGAAGTTGGATAAGATGAATTGAGTGGATACCCAGATTTTTCAAATACAAATCCTGAAGATGGGACTGCAGCATTTGAAGATTCTTTTGGAACTACATATCTAACTCTATATGTTTTATCCTCATCAAGTCTTGTATCAATAATTCTCTTCAGGTATAAAGTTGGAGAAATATCTTGTGTTATAATATTAGAAACAAAAGTTGGAGAACTTGCACTTGTAGTAATGCCAATGTACCAATTTTTATTTGTATTATCCCATTGAACAGGGCTTCCAACACTTCCAGAAGACAAATCTGAAACTTTACTTAATACAGACAAATTACCTGAAGTCAATCCAACTGTATTTTTGATATCTACTGCTGTTACGCCACTACTTGTAACATCAGAGGTACAATTTTCTAAGTTTTCATAAATTCTAACAATGTTACCTGAAACTATTCTTGCAAAATATGTCTGGTCATACTCAATACCATCAGGCAAGAGAGCATTTTTAGAAACAACTTTTACAGGTGCTCCTGTGCTTATTCCAGATACACTTGATAATGTTAAGGTATTGTTTCCAGTATCAATAGTGGTTACATTAGGTTTTACTTGATAGTTTGGAGTAATATCTGCAAAATACTCTGTCCCAAAGTAATTGTAATAGATTTTATCATTTTCCCTACCACCAATAGAGTATCCTCTAACTTTTGCATTTGGAGGAGTTAGGACATCATCAAACCCTCTCAAATAAATTTTAGTATTTGAATTTGGAAGGTTACTATCAACACCATAAGTATTGATGTTTCTTTCTTCCATTGAAACATCTTTTGGTGGGATAATGTGCGTGACAAATCCATAATCATCTTTTGGAAATGCCTCTGCCTTGAATCCCTCTGAAATTAATGCTCTTTGTCCAAAGTTGCTATTTGAGTTTGTGATGCTCTGGTCTCCACCAGTATCTGCAACAAACTGATTTGCATAACCAATAGCGAAGATAGAAACGCACTGAATGAAAGAATCATTAGATGCCTTGATATGGAAACTTGCCCAATCTGGTTTGTAAACTGAATCTATTTGTTGATGTAAGAATTCACTTACCCCAAAACTTGTCTGATCTAAATATCCACCAGTAACATCATCATACTTTACAAATGCCCTATCATCTTTTTGCAGTGAAATTCCAGTGAACTGGGCAGTCACCATTGACCTAAATCCAGTTGCCTTAGAACCATCAGCATGAAGTCCACTCATACCATAAACTGACTTCAAACTACAGTTGAAGATGTATGGTGATGATGAAGTGGTTGTGTCGGAAATAACTTTAACTGCTGCACCATCAGAACTTGGATTTAAAGTTGCAGTTGGAATTGCTTGAGTTAAGTAAGTAAATGTTTTTGAATCTATGACTTGAGCAACAATAAAGTTGCCATTGTATTCAGTTGTTGTTGGACTTCCCTCTGCTATTCCAACGCCAGAAATCAAAATAGGAGACAATGGAGTCAATCCGTGCTCTGTTTCAGTAACTACAGTAATAACATTGGTTCCAGTTACGCCATCACCAGATTTTACTGAACCTGCTACTGGATTAATATTAATAGAACCTACACCAAGTTCACCAACAATTCTATATTCATCAATATTAGGTTGGAAGTTAGCATATCCATCAATGACATTTCGTCCTGATTGCTGACCAAATCCCAGTGAAAGTTTATAATAATACATTTCAAGGTCAGTACGACCAAGATTTGTACTGTTCTTAACTACATCATTGACACCATCAGCATACTCAAATGCAGTTAATTTGTGGTGGGAAAATGCAGGAGTTACTGTGTTTGTTGCATAAGTATTATAAACTTTACCCAGTGGATCGCCATCAAAAATACTAAATCCAAAGAAATAACAAGAACCAGTCAATCTAAAGATTGATGTTTTTTCTATACCACTATTTCCTGGATCTGGAACAAATAATGGTCTAATTTTTGTTTTTCTTAAATCAGTTGCTACTAAAGAAGTTCCTTTTGGTAAAATTACACCACCATTTACGCTATTGTAAATATAAAGTTCATTAGTTGGGTCAGTAGCATCAAAATTACTTAAGATATTAAATTCAGAAATAGTTACAGTTGAATTATTAACATCTTTTAAAATATTGCTTGCATCAACATAATATCCAGGTCTATTATCAATGTAATGAGTACCTGGAGAAATGATGATTGTGGTTTGGTCAAACAAATCATTATTTGACCCAGCAACATAAGAAAATCTTGCTGCCTCTAAGAGTGCCCTTTGAATAGTTTTAAATGGGCGTAATCTTGAGTTACCTCTATTTTCAATAGAATCAGTTGAATCTAATTCATTGGGGTCAACATATAATGTATTACCATTAAGATTTTTAAGAAAGTTCTCTAATCTCGCTAAGGGCATTGCAGATTATCCTGTTGTTATACTTCTCTTGTCTTATTTATCAATAAATAGGATTACTCATAATTGATTGAATAATGGCAATTAGCACACAAACTGAGGCACTTATTGAATTATATAACCAAAAAAATTCTTTAGATTCACAACAATTATCTCAGGTTGCTTTAGTTCAAGGTGGATATAATATAAAAACTGGAATTGGTACTACAGAACAAATCAAAATTTGGGGCGTTAATGAAGTTATAGCAAACTATGACACCCCTATTGAAAAATTAGATGATAAAATTGTAGAAATCAATAATCAAATTAATACATTACAATTACAGTTGTTGTCTCTTGGACAAGAAGCAAACCTTATTGGTTGTGGCGTAGACCCTTTGTCGTTTCTTTTTTATAGTTTTGCTACAGTATTATTCCTTTTATTTTCTGGAAGAAGTGATTTGTTTAGTGGGATTCTCCCAGAAGACATAGTTGTAGTTTATAAAGATACCTTAAGATACAGAGGATACACATATCTTTCCCCCAATCCATTTGAAACTATCAATGGAACATTAGTCAGTGTTGCATCTTCGGATTCCCAATCTGCTACTGCATTAGTATCAAATGGAAGAGTTACATCAATTTCTGTAGTCAATGCTGGAAAAGGTTATGTTTCTGCACCATCAGTAACTATTGCCTCACCACTAATACAATCTGCTGTTGGTGTTGCAACCACTGGTGCTCCTGGAATAGTAACTGCAATAAATGTATCTAATGCAGGATATGGTTACACTCAAGCACCTTCAGTTTCTATTCAACCTCCAACCGTAATAGGACCTGGAATAGGAACCACAGCAACTGCAACTGCATATGTATCTGTTGGCGTAGTAACTGGATTTGAAGTAACTAATCCTGGATATGGTTATACATTTACTCCAACTGTTACACTATCCTCTGTTGGATTTGGAACTACTGCAACTGCAACATCTACAATTGATAGTAATGGAAGACTTCAATCCATTACTGTTGTAAATCCAGGTTCAAATTACATAACTACACCAATTGTATATGTAGGTACTCCAGGAGATACTGCTGGTCTTGGAACAGAAACTTATGTAGATTCAGTGTCTATTGGCATCTACATAGACCCAATTGGAACTTGTATTGGATTATCTTGCGATTCAGGAACTTGTACTGGTTATGCTACATCTATTTCAAACCTAAATTCACAAATTACAACTTTAAGAACACAAAGAAATAATTTAATCACAAAAGTAAATATATTAAAAGCAGGAAAATCTGGATATGAATTACAGAATTATGCTTACAATGAATCAACTGCACAACTGAATCAATCTATTGCAGTCAATAATGCTTTATTAAGTTTCTTCCAAGACCCTGCAAATGATGAATGGTTGTAAAAACCCTACAGGCAATTTTTGCCTGGAGTTTTTTCGAGGGGATTTTTGAAATAAAAAGTCAATTTTGAAATAGGAGCAGGGAGGGTCGAACTCCCACGGTCTTAAGACCAACAGATTTTAAGTCTGGTGCGGCTACCAATTACGCCATGCTCCCAAAGTGGAGAGAAAGAATCCTCTCCAGCACTTCCTTCACACCTTGATATTATACCACACTGCCACCACCAAGTCAACCCTCATAAACCAACTCACCACGAAGTTCTGCCAGTTTTGCTTGGGCAAATGCTTCAACGCAAGTCCAATAGGTTTCACCACTTACAAGATTGCCATCAGTGAAATGGGCAGCAGTATCTTCTTGAAGTCCTTTCAGTTCATCCAGTTGGTCACGGTTGATTTGCATTTGATTACAGGGGTTGCTTACCTATCCATCATAGCATCAAGAGCAGCACTCTGCAAGTTTGGTGGACAGTTCCTGAACTGTCTGCTTGAGGGAATTGATCTGTTCTTGTTGTTCTTTAATCGCCTCTACAAGAACAGCAGTTAAGTTTTGATAATGAACTAATTTAGTTTTTTCTGAATTTTCATCTACAAGTTCTGGAATTACTTGTTCTACTTGTTGTGCAATTAATCCATATTCGTGCTTTTCATAATCAGTCCTATCATATTCCATACCTTGCAACTTCAAAACTTTATCTAAAGAATTTTGAAGAGGTTTTATATTTACTTTAAATTTAATGTCTGATACTGTTTGTATAGGTACTCCATTTAACTTCCAACTTCCAAGAAGATTGCCATTTGGAGAACTATGCTTTGCAGTAGGAGTTGCATTGTCTTGTTTTGGTTCTGCATTTGCTTGCCCACCAACACCAGTTTTAAATCCAAGCAAATTACTAAGACCAGTAATAGATTGTAGTCCTATACCATTATACAAACCAATTTGATTTGTCAGTGCTACAAAATTATTAATACCATTAACTTGTTGTGAAAATGGCACAGTTGGATCTAAAGATGGCCAAATATCTACAGCAGCAATAGCAGGAGCAAGAGCTGTCCCAACCTGAATTGATTCAGTTTCTATGGTATTAATGTTTGCCATGTTTAATATCCAAATACATTAGTAGCTAAAGTTTGAACAACTTGCAAAAGATTTTTAGGGCATAATGATAACTTTGGTTCCACAATGGAAACTCCTGCACTTGAATTTATATAGATTGGTCCAGGAGAACGAAGTAACATTTTAACTTTTGCACCAATTGCAACAGTTCCACCATCAATTTTTATATTATCTGCTTGCAATTGTAAATTTTTAGTTGCTCTAATGACAAAAGTTTCATCATGTGCAGTTGATTCAAACCTTATTTCTCTTGCAGCAAGTGTTATAGCTCCTGTAGGACCAGCAGATATGTGAATATTGCTATCAGCATTAATAAACAATCCATCATCAGATCTACTGACAATAGAATCTTCCTTATTTGAACCAGAAGTCCCACTTTTTTGACTTTGTATTTGAAATCCACCATCACTAAAAAGTTTTAGTGCTGCATTAGATGCAGAATGAAGTTCTATTTGCCTTGTTCTTTGAGTCCCTTTGTCCTCACCTATAAAAATACTTCCATAATCAGCATTATTAATTACATATCCTGAAGGATGTTGATAATCAGCCATGATTTTCTGCACAAAGGATTACTCTTTGAACCTTTTCTCTATTAGTTTCTGAAGTCACAGGTTCAATTGGTTTGAATGATAATATTGGTTTCAAGATTGCCCCTTCACCACTCTCAGTATTTATTGAAAGTTCTGGAAGAACCCTAATTGCAGTACCTGGATTTACAATATTAACATCTATAATTCTTCCTCTATCATCTACTACTGGATAAATCTCAACATCACTACTACAAGTAATGTTTGTGATTACATCTGTTGGTTTATATCCAATTCCATTTCTAATAATAGCAACCCCAACAATAGATCCAACAACTTCAGACCCAGATGATGTGACTGGATTTACATCACAAGGATCTTTATCTGTCTTTATTGGTCCTAAGTATCCTGAACCAGGATTAGTAACTATTACTTGAGTTATTGTTCCACCAGATCCAACTGTTGCAGTTGCTTGAGCACCTAATCCATTATTACAAGCATCTTGAATGGAAACATATGGTGCTTGGGAATATCCAGAACCTGGATTGATGATGTTAACGCCAATAAGTTGATTGAATGAATCAATAATTGCTTCTCCAGCAGCTTCAGAACCACCTCCACCAAAGAAGATTATTTCTGGTGGACCACAATCAAGTGCTGCTATGTTACAATCTAATGGAATTGAACCAGACAATTCTGGAGGAATTGTTGCTGCATCACCACCAAGTCCATTTATTAAATTAGTGGCAGACTGAGATGCATTAGCAATAGCATTAGATGGGTAATTTAAAGCATTTTGAAAATCTGATACAGATTCTGGTGGAATCCATCCTACGGAAAGAGAATAATCATATACCACCTTACACTCAACACTATCACAAGTAAGAAAATTAACTGTTGCATCAAGATAAGATAATGCTTGAGAAATGTATCCATTAATAGACCCAATAACACCACCAACTTCTGTGGTAAATTCTTGTATTGCAGGACCTATTGTATCATTAATTGTCGATGTTACTGAAGATAATGTGCTGCCAACCAATGCTTCTACTGCACAAAGAGGAACACTAATTGCAGAGTCTGCAAGTTGCAATAAAAATTCAGTAAAAAATTCTGCAAGTTGTTTAATTGTTTTCAAAAATGCACACTGAATAGCATCAACTACTTTATCAGTGGCGAGTTGTTTGAAAAGTTTAATATCCTTTGGTAATAATCTACCTATAATTTGTTCCAGTTGAGCATAAATTTGACCTAAGACTAAATTTTTTGCTCTTAAAATAAATCTACTAAACAAATCAGTCAATACAATTGTCACTTGTCCAACAAGTGCTGGTATATTACTTATTGCATTTAAAGCTGGATTGATAAAACCATTTGTAATTTGTTGTGCTGTTAATAAAAATTGTTTAAGTGCTTTTACTATTTTTCCAAACGTACTATCTGATCTATCACAGGTTTGAACATTAGAAACAACTACTGTTCCTGCTTTACCTCCAATATCAGTTTTATCTGATCCTGTTGTATTTACTGACCCATCTTCTGTTACTACTTGATTACTTGGATCTGGAACATTAGTGGCTTTAGTATTTGGATTTGTTGCACTTCCAGTCTTTGAATTTACATTATTTTCATTAAAAGCAGAAGTTTTTCTTTGAAATGTATTAAATTTATCTGTTCCTTGTTCAAAAGTATTTGTATGGTCTACATCATATCCAGAAAATAAACCTCCTATGATAACTGGTTGTTGAGCATTATCACCATCCAGAAAAAAACCTATAACTGTTTCTCCTCCATTGGGAATTGTCCCACCAGTATTTCCACCATTTCCACATCCCATATTCAATGGAACAAGAACATGTGCCCAAGGAAGTTCATCATCATGTATGACACTTTGAAGATCTGGGTGATAACCCATAATTCTAACTTTGGCTTTATATCCTCCACCAATGTTAGAGTCTTGAATTTTTCCATAGTCTGTAACTTTACCAATGAACCATCTAAAGGATTCTTTACCTAAAAAGTTGGGACTAATTAGGGATTGCTCAAGCATCATAAGTCGTATACCTTACATTCTAAAGCATCTGGATTTTCATCACAAAATAATTCCAAAGAAGTTGGGTCATGATCATCTTCTGGATGATTAACATGATACTTCTTCAAAGACTCTAACTCTTCTTCTACGTGTCTACGTCTTTGAGATGAAAGCATAGGATTACTTAGTTCATCTATGTCTTTTTGGATATGATCGTTGATGTTAGACATTTTGTTTGACTCCATAAGAATCCCTAATTAACTTAAGTCCAGTGTATCCTTTATTTTGCGAAAATACATGGGATAATTCTTTAATCAAATAGAATCCAGATTTATTATCATCTCTAACTTTATCAGTTCCAACTTTAATTTCTGGAAATTCTAACTTAATTAAATCACCAACAGTCAATTTTAAATTTAAGGGGATTGTTATATTTAACTTTTGAGAAAATGCAAGATTGTATCTTGCCAATGAAGCTGCCTGATATAAAGTAGTTTTATCTTCATTAGGATTATTTATTGCAGCAGTATTAGAATCTTCAAGTATTGCTGGGTCTGCATTAAAATTATCTAAAGTTCTTACCATAACTCTTGATGGATTTTTATCGAGGTCTAAAGGAACTTGAGGTTTTTTATTTGACCCTGATGTATGCTCCATCAAATCATAACTACTGTTTAAAGAGTAATCATATTCATAAAATTTTCTTGAATTAATATCAAAGAAGTAACTTTTACTTGCATACATTCCTATCCTCAAGTTTTCCATAATATTTACGTTCTTTTCAAAAGTTGGAGTGTTCTGAATTAAAAAATTAGAATCATAACTTGCAGGATTTCCAACTGGATTGTATCTGTATGTCACATATGGTTTTGTATTTGTTGTCCCCAACACATATCCACTGATTAAAGAATCTAAACTTTTAAAATTAAATCCATTTTTATTTTGATAAAAAAGAAATCCTGCAGTCCCTTCAGTTGGACTGGACTTATTTTTTCCTGGTATAGATTTAGGACACAACCAAGTTACAACAGTAAAAGGTCTTTTTGTATTTCCATAAAAGACATAATCATTTTGAGTTTGTTCTATGTTATTTTGATCATAATTATTAGTTTTTAATACATCTTTTAAAATTTGATTTACACTATTGCCAATATTACCTTTATACTTTCTAACCACTCTTGAAGTTTCATTCTGAAAAACTTCAGCAGGACATAACTCTACAATAAATGCTTCTCTTGTATACTCTGTAGTTGAAGCATAGATTTTGTAAATGTAATAGTTAGTCTTATTACTATCTTCCTTTAAAGAAATAGATTCCCCTGTAGCAGTTTGATCTATAATTAATCTAACTCTCTCTCCACCTTTAAGTCCATTTTGTCCTGATGTTCTTCCATCAATCAACGAAGATAACTTACCATCAGTGTCTACAAGTAATACTGTAAGAAAAATAGATGGCGAAAACAAGTCTTCATAATATTGAACAGCACTCACATAAGGAGTCATATTATAAAACTTAGTATCATCCTGTGACTCAATCAAAAACTCTCTAAGTTTCCAATTAAAATATGAACTTGTATCTTCCATGCTATACAGTATTAAGAAGGACTCTCTTATAGAAACTATTTAACAACTGTTGCTCTGATGGACCTGTCATCATCATAGGAACATCTTCAGATGGCATAGGTTGTTGTTGTGGTTGTGACACAGGATAAAATGCCGTGACTTGTTGTTGACTTCCTTGTTGATATGGAAGAAAACTTCCAACAGGTCTTGGTGTTCGTGGTGGAGGTGTAATTGAAGGAGGTCTACGTGGAGCAGGAGGTTGTTGTCTTTCTAATAGTGAAGCAGCATCAGATTGTCCAATTGCTCTCAATTGTGCTGCAGTGCTTGGTCTGGAACCAGGAGGTTGTGGTTGTGTTGATTGTTGCTTAACTCTTACATCGCCACCAAATCTAAAAATTCTTGGTGCTATTGCAGTTGGATCAATTCTTCCTGAACCATTTTCATATTCAAAATGCAAATGCGCTCCTGTAGAGTTTCCAGATCCTGGAGCACCAGGAGCACCACCAACTTTTCCTATTACTTGTCCAGGAGAAACTTGAGTTCCTGCTGCAACATTTATTTGACTTAGGTGTGCATACCTACTTATAGACCCATCTTGATGTCTAATCTCAACTACTGCTCCCCATCCACTGGGGTCATAATTCATATCTGCAACAGTTACAGTTCCTGGTTGTATGATACTGATTGGAGTGCCAACTGATCTATTATAATCGTTCCCCTTGTGTAGTCTTCCTCCTCTTGGGCCATAAGCAGAATCTGGTCTTCCTGGAACTTCTCCTCCAGTTGCTTCTAAATCTTGAAGGGATTCACCAGTAGTTAATCCTCTATTTCCAGTTTCAATAACTCCAGACTGTTCCCCACCCATTCCCATACCACCTTTAAATCCTTTAACAAATTCTTCAAATTTATTAACTGCCTTTTCATAACCATTCAAAGTTTTTCTAAAGGTAAGTGCTCCACCTTCTTCCTTCTTACCCTCAACTGCTTGTTTTTGTTTTTCTGTTTGTTGTTTTAACCTATTTTGCTGAGATTTATTTGCCAGTGCTTCTTTTTCACTTGAGCCACTTAAATCACGAACAAGATTAGTTACATCTAATGCAAATGATGCAATAGAAAGTAATCCAGCAACTGGCAATCCAATTCCAGTAGCAGCAGATGCAGCAGCAAGTGCATCTAAAGTTGCTGATGTTCCTGCTATTTTAGCTCCTGTGTAATCACCTTCACTTGTTCTCAATCCTGCATCAATAGCCCCAACTGCAGCACCAACGCCTGGAATAATTGCTTTACCAAATCTACCAAATGCTTTTCCAACTTTTGAGGTGTCTGCCCCATACTTTGCCATTTGCTCTGGACCACCACGAGAAAATGCCCCTGTAGGAGAAATAGTTCCTCTACGAATTAATCTTGCCCTATCACCAATATTTGCACTACCTTGAATGAATCTTGCTTGTGATGCATTTAATCTACTTATAGACCCTGGTTTTAATGGTTTGGGAGGAGTAACTCCTACTTCAGGACCAACACCTCCTCCTCTTCCCCCTCTACCCATCAAAGCACCAGCACCAAATCCCAACAGTGAAGGTCCAAGAGTTAATCCTGCTGCAACTAAACCAGAAGCTAATGCCCCACCCCAATCACCTTTAGAACCTTTTTGAACTGCTTTAAATGCTGCAAGTGCTCCTATTGCTTTGAGAGGATCATCAGCAGATCCTGGCGTAAAAAAGTTTCCAACATACTTTTTAATGTCTGGTAACTTAACTTTTACTCTTTGTTTTTTACGAAATGATCTATCATTTTGTTTCTGAATAGTTTCTAATCGTTTTTTATATCTGTTTAATACTGAAAGTTGGGTTTTCTTTTGGTAACTTCCCTTTTCAAAAACCTTTCTAAGTTTAGTAGAAGACTTTCTAGCTTCAGTAGAAACCTCAACAAGATTATTAAACTTCGTAATCTTTGCTACTATTCTTGGTTTTACAACTGGTCTGTTAAGAAGTAATGTTGGGTCCATTTATCAAACAATCTGATAGATTAGTTTAGAATACAAAGCCAAGAAGTTTTCAGGATAAGTAGTATCTATTGATGGAACAGTATCATTTCCTCCAGAAACTGCAGATGCTTGGGAAGATTGTTGTTGAGTTGGTAAAGGAAGAACTGTAACTTGTGTTTGTGGTGCTCTTGGAGCAGCAGTTGCTGCAGATCTTGGTGCTGGTGCAACAGGACTTATTGGTGGTGTTACAGTTCCAGGAGATGATATTTGCCCTAAGAAAGTTTGAAATCTTCTATAAAAATCTGATGTATGAACATTTTCTTGAGATCCTCCAGGAAGAGATGGCCAAACTCCTTTTAATTTATTCACTACTTCATTGATTTTACCTGACCTAATTAAATTAACTATTTCCTGTTCTCCTCCAGAAAAAAGACCGGCAAGATATGCTCTATTAATTTTGTATTGATTTTCTTGATTATACAATGCTGTTGATGGATCTAACCCTGCTGCTATAGCTCTTTCTCTCAAGTAATAAGACATTTGCTGCATGTTGCCCATAGCCCCTGAGGTTTTACCTTGTGCTCTGAATGATTCAACTTTTGATATGGCTTCATCAATAGTCATTTGAGACAAACCAGGCATAGGACCTATTTTATTAACTGATTCTAATCCACCTTCTGCTCCAGAAATTGCTGACATCAAAGCATTAATTTCTCCAGGGGCAGGTCCTGACATAATTTGACCAGGAGGGGGAGGAGCACCCCCACCTCCTCCACCTCCTCTCCCACCTGTTTTTTGAGGTTGCCTGTCTTGTTCTTTTTGTTTGCCTAATAAAAAGTCAAGTGCTGCTTCAAATTTTTTGTTTAATTTTTCGAATCTCCTCAAATCATCTTGTGGAATTGGAACTAAATTTCCAGGTTCTACTGATGCTTTTTGTTGTTGTGTAAGTTCTTCTAATCTTTGTTGTGATTGATCTTCTTGTGGTCTATTGAAGATACTACTTGCTAATGCAATTCCTCCACCAACAAGTGCAGCTCTTCCACCAAATTTACCCAATCTTCCAAGTGCTCCCCCTGCTCCAGCTGCTGCAGGAGCTGCTGATGCTGCTGCTCTTGTTGCTGCCCCACCTCCAAATAACTTCCCAACCAAAGATGTTGCTACTGCACCAGCAATTCCAGCACCAATAGCAGGAAGATATGTTAATCCTATTCCAAGAAGTGGTCCAATAATTTTAGATGGGTCTCCAGATAAAATCCCCTGCATCAAATTAAACATAGAGAGTGCTCTGATAGCACCTCCAGCACCACTAAAGAATGACCCTACATATTTTTTAACTGCACCAAGAACATCAGATTTCTTATCTCCTAACTCTTTCTTACCAAATAATCTACCTCTATTTGCAACTCTTTTTCTAAAATCTTCTATTTCTTTTTTATTTGTATCTTGAGTTTCTTTATAATCTTGAAGAATAATTGATGCAATTCTATCAAGATTATTGTTGACAATCTCAAGGTCTAAAGTCAATCTTCCTAAAGAAGAAATAACTCTTTTTGGCGCTCCAATTTCTGGATCTGTTTGTTCAGAAGACCCAGATACAATTTGTTGAGGGACTTGTCTTTTTGGAAACATCCCAGCAATTCTTGTGAGTTTTGGCGTAGCAGAGAATCCAAATTTACTTCTGGAACTTGCTCCTGAAATAAATCTAGATACTCTATCTTTAAATCCAAAATCTCCTGGAGTCATTTATTTTACTCTTGATGCTTTTTCTTCTTCTTCTTTGATATGATTTTCTAAAAGAGTTAAGTAGATTTCACGTTCCCACGGCATCATATTTTCAATCTCAGTCAAAGAGTATTTATGATACTGCATCAAGGCAAAATTAACTCTATAATAAGACTCCAAATCTTCATGACTAAGGACTATCCGAAAAAACTTGAGAGTCCCTCCAATACAATTTCATTCTCAACGCCAGTGTTTGGATTCTTAACTGTTAATGTGTGAGAAAGTTTAGGCATAGTATCAAAGAACTCTTCAATACCTTTGAATTGATTTGAATCAAATGTCTGTAACCATTCAATCAATTCTTTCTTAGTAACATCAGCAGCAGACCAAGATTCATCTTTGGTATAAACCATATCCACACAAGATGCAACAATATCAAATGATTTGTCAATAGTTTCTTTACTTCCAGTTTGTCCAGAGAAATCAAAATTATTATCAATAAACTCTTGAAGTGATGGATACTTCATCTTAACTGTAATACTATCATCAACTTTAATTTCAGATGTATGATTTTCTGGAATTACAACTTCAATCTCATCAATATTAACAGTAACATCTACACGTGTTTCATTATCATCTGGACAGGTGATGATTAATTCTACTGATTCTCCAACTGACTTTGCTCTAATATTTAAAAACAGATACTCAATATCAAAACTTGGAAGAGAATCAATCTTAATGCCTCTGGTTAAAATACAATCTTTCAATGTATTCTTAACTGCATTAGTAATATCTTTTGAATTACCACTTTCCATAGCCAAGATAAGAATCTTTTCTTCCTTGACTAAGAAAGGTCTGTACTTAATAGTCTTTTTGTTTGATGGTAATGTCAACTCATAGGTTGGAGTTGCAACTGTAGGTAAAGGCATATTAAAATATAAAATTCAGGTTTAGTTATTTATCCCACATCTCTTGGGTTAGGATTTAATCCAGTGATAGGAATATTTTCATTAATCAATCTAACTTGTCTATTTAATTCCCCCAATGTTGCTCCAGAATCTCCTCCAGGTTGAGCACTTGAATTTCCACCATCACCATTTATTGGTTTTCCATCAGACTTTTCAAATCTGTAAATATCATAATTAAATGTTACTGTTGTTCTTAATATATTTGCGCCTTCATATGAAACTGGAACTGCAATTACATTAGTTGGATAAGCATTTCTTAAAATATAAGTGCAGTTACTATCAGGAACATCATATACTCCATTCTCAACTAATCTTTGGTCAGGGGTTCTAAAATTTCTTTCAAATTTAGTTATAATAACTTCTTTTTTATATCCACTTAATCCATTATTTTGAGGATAATTAAACTTTTGATATGACTCATAAGGAACCCCTGAATTTGGACTAATATATCCCATCCAACTTTCAAAAAATCTTAAAATATTATAGTTATTATCAATATAAAAACTTATATCTACAGGAGGATAAACTCTTTTATTTGCAAATGTTTCTGTGATTCCTTGTCTGTCTCCAAATACTTGCGTGGTTTCATATGAAGTTCCTGGAAGAACTGCCTCATATGCCAAAAAATCTATATCCTTTTCAAAAGATTGGTTGATACCATCATAGTCAGCACTTACATGCACATTAAAATAATTAGATAAAGAAGGTTTAAATTTCTTTAATATATCATCAGTTTTATAATACAACTTAGTGTAATCTACTGCCATCTAAATACTTTGAAGTGCCTATATTATATGTATGAGTTATAAAGGAATATACAAACCTTCTTATCCACAAAAATACATAGGAGACCCAAACAATATTGTCTACAGGTCATTGTGGGAAAGAAAGTTTATGACCTACTGTGATTTGAATGAAAATATAATGAAGTGGGCATCAGAAGAAATTTGGATTCCTTATTTGTCACCAATAGATAGAAGAGTACATAGATATTTTCCTGACTTTTTTATAAAATACAAAGATAGTAAAGGTAATATCAAAGAAAGTTTGATTGAAATAAAACCAAAAAGACAAGTTGAAGGACCTAAAGCACAAAAGCGTGTGTCACAAAAGCAAATGTATGAAATAAAAGAGTTTGCTAAGAACCAAGCAAAATGGAAAGCAGCAAAAGAATTTTGTGAGGATAGAAGATGGGAGTTTCAAATATTGACTGAAGACCACTTGGGGGTATAATGGCTTATAAAACTATCTTCGAAGAAATCCAAGAAGAGACTGGAGGAAGAAGTCAACCAAGAGAATGGTATAGAGAAAAAGTATTTGATAAAAGTCCTGAAAATATTATAACAGAAGAAAGGGCAGATGAAGTTGGAGATGTTTTGGAGCGAGACCAAAATAGAAGCACATCATTTCCTTTGCTATTCAACTTAATGCTTTATAAGTATAAAGCAAAGACAAGAAGAGACCTTCCCTTTTATGATAAGTATCCTTTAGCATTTGTTTTAGAAATGGATGCAAGGTCATTCTTTGCAGTGAACTTACATTACTATTCTCCTGAACAAAGAATGGGTCTTGTGATGAGTTT